TTTTGGTTCTATACATTGTTTGTATGGTTTTATTTCAATGATCATCTTTTTGATTTTACCATTCGATTCTCTGACCTTAATATAAAAATCTGGGAAGTATCTATGATACCTATTATCAATAGGTGAACGATATGGAACGATAACTTCTTCACTACCCCATTCTAAAATATTTTCGTTCTTATCACAGTAGACCATAAACTTGCGTTCCCAGAGAGAACGGTATACAATGTTTGTGGGGTCACCCTTATATTTTTTTGGATAAGACGGTTGATATTTTCCCTTATATGACATCTAAATAACTAATAATAAAGTAGTCGTATAGGTATTTAGAGTGCCAAGTCCTATATCAAAAATAATTACAATGAGTGATGCCAAAGATATTTTTGGCAGAATTTCTCAATCAAATCATTATGTTGTTAGTTTTTCAGAATTAACAACTCCAGTGACACAGCATATTAGAAAGAGGTTTGGTGTTAGTGATGTAAGAAGTTTTGTTTCTCGAAAATCTGGAATTTTGTGCTCCGAAGCATCTTTACCAACTAGTGGTTTTGCCACAGCAGAGGTAAAAGGTGATTTCATGGGCATTCCACAAGAGTTTGCTCATACGAGATTATATACTGATGTGGATTTTACTTTTTATGTTGATAATGATTATAAAAATTTAAAAATATTTGAAGGATGGATGGATTATATTGCAAGTGGAAGTGGACTGAGTGAAAATTCCAATCTTTATCATCGAAGATTTAAATATCCTGATACTTACAAATGCAATACCATGTATATCACAAAGTTTGAAAAGGATTATAAGAATGAATTAGTATATCAGTTTAGAAATGTTTTTCCAAAATCAATGACTGCTATTCCGGTTTCTTATGGTGCTGCTGAGTTATTAAAAGTAAATGTGACATTTAATTATGATCGATATGTTATGAGTCCTAAACGTGCTACTAGAGTTGAGAAAGTTACACAAGAAGATAATAGTTCTAAACAAGGTCAAGATACTGATTTTAATATTAATATTATGACTGCAGATACAGACTTCTTTGATGGAGAACCTCTTCCATTTAACCCCTTCTAAATAATCACAACTGACATTATAATGGGTTGTTATGCCATTACCAAAAATTAATACCCCAACCTATGAGTTGGAATTACCATCAACTGGAAAGAAGATTAAATATCGTCCATTCTTGGTGAAAGAAGAAAAAATCTTGTTAATGGCATTAGAATCTGAAGATCCAAAACAAATTTCTAATGGCATTGTTCAGATTCTCAATGACTGTATTATAACGAGAGGAGTTAAGGTTCAAAACCTTGCAACCTTTGATATTGAATATCTTTTCTTAAATGTTCGTGCAAAATCTGTCGGAGAAACTGTAGAAGTAAACATCACCTGTCCTGATGATGATGAAACAACAGTTACAATGGAAATTGAAATTGACTCAATTAAAGTTCAAAAGAACAAAAATCATAAAAATATCATTAAATTAGATGATACATATTCAATGAAGTTGAAATATCCTTCATTCGATCAATTCATTGATACTAACTTTGAAGTAGGTGGAGAAGTTAGTGATGTTAATCAATCACTGAATATGATTACTTCATGTATTGATATGGTTTATGATAAGGAAGAAAGTTGGAATGCTTCTGATTGCTCTAAAAAAGAATTGACTGATTTTGTAGATCAACTGAATAGTAAACAATTCAAGCAGATTGAATCTTTTTTCACTACAATGCCAAAACTATCTCATACGATTTCCGTGAAGAATCCAGAGACTGGTGTTGAGTCTGAAGTTGTTCTTGAAGGGTTAGCAAGTTTTTTCAGTTAGGTATGGCTCACACGAATCTTGAGTCATACTACAAGATCAATTTTGCCTTGATTCAGCATCATAAATATTCATTAACAGAAATAGAAAATATGATTCCATGGGAGAAAGAGATTTATCTTGCTCTTCTTGAACAATATATTGAAGAAGAAAACCTAAAAGCACAACAACAGAATGGCATTTAGTAGTCAAAGTTTTACGGCACCAAAGATGGGGAAAGGAAATATGTCCTCTCCTTTGTCTTTTGGTGCATCAAAACTGAGAGTAAATAGAATAAATTTCGGAAATAAAAGAATAATAAGTTCTCCTGCATTAGAAGCACAATCATCAATAGAAAATACATTATCAGAAACAAATGCAATTCTTGTAGAAATTCAAAAGCAACTTTCTCTTGATTTTTCAATGAGAATTGCTGATGAAAAGGAAAAAAATAAAACATTTAAGGAAGAAAAATCTAGAAAAAAACTTATATCAAAAGAAAGTAGTATAGAAAGTATTAAAAAAATTGGTGGGGCAATTAAGAAGACAGCAGCGGTAGTTGCTGCTCCAGTATCAGGATTTTTTGATAAAATTTTAGAGTTTATAACGACACTTGGATTAGGTATTGGAGCAAATGCCGTTCTTACATGGTTTGAAGACGAAGAAAATAGAAGAAAAATAGGGACATTTTTTAAAATAGTAACAGCAAATTGGAAACTTTTGAGGAATATACTTGGACTTTTTGTTGCTGCTGGTCTGGCACTAAAAGTAGCAAATGCAATATTAATAATAGGAAAAGCTATTTCTTTACTTGCTTCACCTCCTGCCCTACTTGTCATAGCTGGATTATCCGCTGGGGCTAAATTTATAAAAGATACTGGAGATACGTCAAATAGATTACTGGAAGAAGGAGGGATTGATCCCGAAAAAGCAAAAGTAGTGGGTTCGGAAGAAAATAAAAAAGCGACAGAGATTTTAACTGAGCAAGCATCTAATCCACTTATGGGAGGAATGTACATTCCCACATTAGTTCAGCAACAACTTGGTCCAGATGGAGAACCAAAACCTAGAATAGGAAAAAAAGTTACTTCAAAATTTGATGTGCCTCTTTTTGCTCCCATATTTCAATTTTTAGATCAAGAAGGATATAAAAAGTTCTTAGAAGATAAAAAACAAAAACTAGAAACAGAGGAAAAACCAGAACAAAGAAAAATGGGTGGTCCTGTAATAGCAGGAAGACCTTATATTGTTGGTGATGAGAAAGGACTAGAAACTGCCGAAATATTTGTTCCAAGAATTGATGGAACTATCATCAATAACAAAAGAACTCAAACTATTTTAAATGGTTCTAAAAATAAGGGAAAAGTTAATTTTTTAACCATGGATCTTCCCCCGATACAAATGAATAAAGGGAAACCGGGTCCAACTCCACCGGCACCAGAAGTTCCTCAAATTTCATCTACAAATAGTGCTGACTTGTGGAGAATGAAAACTCCAGAAATTTATGGAATATACGTATAAGATATAAAAATGAAACAAGTTCAGCAACTTAAATTAAATGTAACCAATATCAACAGTTTCCTTAAGGAATCTAATAAGAAATATATTGGTCTTAAAAAAAGTAATAATGCACTGTCTGATCAAGAAATTAAAAAAAGTAGAATAAAAGAAAAAGAATCAAAGGTAGAAAAAATATCACCAAAAACATCTCCACTTTCTTCAGTAACGGAGATTGCATCTCCTAGTATGGGTCTTTTTGATAAAGCCATAAATCTTGGATCAATTTTACTTACTGGTGTATTAATAAATGCTCTTCCGGCAATAAAAGAAAAAGTTGATAAATTTAAAGAAGAAAATAAAGAAGTAATAAGTGCTGTTACTGATACATTAACTGATGTAAAAAACTTTGCGACCAGTTTATTTGATTCAATGACAGGTCCAGAATCTGAGGAAGGAGCTTTTGATAGTCTTGGAAAATTTGATCCGAATACTGGAGAAGTAACCGGAGGAGCTTTAAGAAAAGTAAAAGATACTTTTGATGGTTTTGCTGGTATGCTCAATGATATTGATAAAGCATTGGGTGGATCAGGAACTATTGGTAACGCACTTAAAACAGATGCTCCACCACCTAAACCATCTCCTTCAGGAATGATGTCTGAGCATGATTTCTATGTTACTCAAGTGGATGCACAAGATGACTCGGATGCATATGATCGTCTTCTAGGAGCAGAAACATATGAAGAATATAAGAAAAAATTTTCATCATCCGACAGTTCTTCTCCAGATCTAAAGACAGCAATTAGGAGAGCAGAATCTGGTAATGATTATGGAGCAACTTTTAGAGCATATCTGGATGGATTCTCAAGAAGAAATGAAGATATAACTAACATGAGCATTAATCAAGTTGTTCAATATCAAAAAGATTATATTGCTCATCAAAGAAGACTTGGTATTCCTGAAACACAAAGAAGTGCTGCTGTTGGCGCATATCAAATGCTGTTCCCTGAACTTGCAGCAACCGAAACAGGTGTTCCTCTGACAGCAAAATTTAATAAAGAAAATCAGGATAGAATGGCAGATTACTATTTGAATGTGGCTGGATATCAGCAATTCATTAATGGTAAAATTACTGCAGCACAATTTAACGATAGACTTGCACGTCAATTTGCATCTCTCAAAACTACGAGTGGTGGGGGTGTATATGATAGTGACGGCATTAATAGAGCATATGAAGATCTTCTAGATCTAATTAAAAAATCAAAACCGCAACCAAAAATAACACCTAACACAGATAGTCGAGATAGACAGATATCTGCGTTAAATACTAATATAGATGGAGATGGTTCAACAACTGTCATTCTAGCAAGACAACTAGTATCAGTACAATAAATGGCAAATACAGCAAGTAGTTCAATATACGAAAAACTAACCATTACAAAGAATGACAGAGAAGTCGATCTTGCAGGAAAAACTGTTGGATTTGATTACTTTGAAAGTTTATTATCTCCAAATATAACAGCAACTTTATCCTTCGTCGATACCGGGTTTTCCCTCAAAGATGAAAAAAGGAACGCGCAAGGTTCAATTTATAATACCTTACCAATTACGGGTGGAGAAGAAATTAAGTATAAGATAGGAAAACTTGAAGGAACTTTATTAAACAATGCTGCTATTAATTTGAACCAAGAATCACAGAGAGAATCTGTAATGATGAGTTTGATTTCTAAAGAAGGATTGGAAAATTATAATATTGCCAACTCCAAAAAATATAATGGAAAAATAACAAATTCTGTGAAAAAAATCTTAAAAGATTCATTCAATATAGATACAGATTCCGAATCACCAAATTTTGATGAAAGTTCAAATGCATATTCTTTTGTCGGTGCAAATGATACACCATTTGATTTAATGATTGAACTTGCATCAAAGTCGGTGCCAGATAGAGGAAATCCCGGATTTTTCTTTTATCAAACAAGAGAGGGATTTAAATATAGAGCAATTGATAATCTAATTAAACAGGAACCAAAAGAGACATATTACTATGATGGTGCATTGACTTCCGGAGTCGAGAATGATCGCAATAATTTTAAAATTGCTTCATTTTCTATTAGAAAAAATCAGAACATTATAAATGCCATGAAGGCTGGTGTTTATGAGTCTAGAAATATATTCTTTAATCCATTGACGGCAGAGTTCTCTGAAATTTTATTTAAAATTGAAAATGAAGAACTCCAGACTAGTTTGGGTGGAGACATTGATTATAAACCAGTAAAAACGAATAATTCTTATTCTAGAACAAATCAGTTCGTATTAGATGTTGGTCTACTGTCTCCTGGTATTGATACATCTGTAAATAATGATCCAAGAGAATATATTGCCAAGGCAGCAATGAGATATAATTTATTGATGAGTCAAATCATAGATATAACAGTACCATGTAATTTAAATCTACTTGCCGGTGATGTAATACAATGTGAATTTGAAAAACTCACAGATAAAAAAGAAGCAAATCCTTTTGATATAAATCAAAGTGGAAATTATTTGATTTTAGATCTGTGTCATCATTTTGATCCTAAGAGATCTTTTACTTCTTTAACTCTTGTTCGTGATTCATTTGGAAAATACACTCAAAAAAATAAAAAACTATGACTAATAATTTAAGTAAAGAACCACCCATCTTTTTTATAGGTAAGATAATAAGTTTTGATAAGCAAGAAGATCAAGTAAAAGGTGGTGGTTGGGGATGGAGATATAAAGTCGCAATTTTTGACAATTATTCTTCAAAAGAATCTGATATTAATGATGTCGATATTGAATATGCGATTGCAATTGCTTCAAACAGTGATGGTTCTGGTGGAGCAGATCGTCGTAGGTCTATGAGAATTTCTCCGGGAGATACTGTTATAGGACTTAAATATGGTGGAAAAAGAGGAATAGCATTTATTACTGGAATAATTCCAAGAACCAAAAATACAGTATTTGGTCCAAATAGATATGATACGGAGACTGGTTATTATGTAAGCTTACAAGCAAGAGGATTATTTGGAAGTAATCAAGAATTTAGTGAATGTGCCGGACATGAAAGTCCCGGAACAACTCCTAGATGTACTAATAAAGATAAGACCGTTCCTGCGAATAAAAAAGAAGATTTATTTTCCAAGTTTGGTTTAGGTGGTGCCGAAAATAAAATAGGTCAATTCTTAAAACCACCAAAGGTAATATCTAGATTATCCGGATTATTTTGATAAATACGAACTAAGGAGGTAATATAAATGGCTACTTGTGCATCATTAACGACTGGAACAACAGTCTTCATGGCAGATCCTTGTAAGGATAATACTCTTGCAAAAATAGAAGCATATACAGAAAA